GGGTGAACACACCGTAGACAATGATGGAACTCAATCCAACCTGATAAATAAAATTGAGGAGATTATTAGATTAACTAACACAAGATAACACTGAGGATAATATTATGATTACAATTAAAAATGGGGATTGCAGAGATGTCCTTAAAACTTTACCAGAAAAAAGCTTCTATACATGCGTAACATCTCCGCCTTACTTTGGTCTAAGAGACTACGGTACTGGAACTTGGGTTGGTGGAGACCCTAACTGCCCACACAAAAGAACAACTAAGATAGGCAAGACAGTGCCTACAACTACAGGACACCAAGCCATGCACGAACATGGCGATGTTGTTGGAGATGCCATATACAAAACCGAATGCCCTAAATGTGGTGCTATTCGTGTAGACAAACAGATTGGATTAGAGGAAACGCCAGAAGAGTTTGTCGAGAATATGGTTATTGTCTTCCGAGAAATATGGAGAGTGCTTAGAGATGACGGTACGCTTTGGTTAAACCTTGGCGACAGTTACTCTGGTAGCGGTAAAGGACCATCTTCGTCTTTGAACGGAGAACATCACAACATGGAAAAGGTACACAGCAAGATAGTCCCTAATGGTTTGAAGCCAAAGGATTTGATTGGGATACCTTGGCGTGTTGCCTTGGCTTTACAGGCTGATGGTTGGTATCTACGCCAAGATATTATATGGCATAAGCCAAATCCCATGCCAGAAAGTGTGCAAGACAGATGCACTAAGGCACATGAGTATATCTTTCTATTAACGAAAAGCCCTAAGTACCACTTTGATAACCATGCGATTAGTGAAGAAGCTAATTACCAAGGTGTTATGCGTGGTGGTTCGACAGCTAGGTATGAGCAGAATAATTTTGGAGGCGACCATAAAGAATATGACAGACGTAATAAAAGGTCCGTCTGGTCAGTTCGTCCTGCTACTTTTAAGGAGGCACATTTTGCCGTGTTCCCGCCAGAGCTTATAGAACCTTGTATAAAAGCGGGTTGTCCAGAACAAGTATGTGCAAAATGCGGTACTGCATATGAGAAACAATTTGAAATAGTAGAAGAAAACCCTGACCCGGCAGCTCAACGGCAGCCGTCACAGACGAAACATTTTGATAGCTCTATGGGTGGTGGAGGCACATCTTTCAAAGGACACAGCGGTAACTTCAAAGCTGATGGCACTCCTATGGTTAAACAAAAAAGGCTCATAGGACTACAGAAGGTGTGTAATTGTGATACAAATGATACAAATGTCGGTCAAGTCATTGACCCATTCGGAGGTTCTGGTACAACAGGGCTAGTGTCAGACCGACTTGGATTAAATGCAACGGTGGTTGAGTTGAATAAAGACTATGTTAAAATAGCTAAAGATAGATTAACTGGAGACGCACCACTGTTTTCACAAGTGGAGGTAAAATAATATGCTAAGTCTTATTGGTTCTTTACTTGGTTTCGGTACTTCTTTTCTTCCCAAACTTCTTGGGTTCTTTGAAGAGAAGCGTGACCAAGCACATGAGTTGAAGCTCATGGACAAACAACTAGAACAACAAATCAAACTCGGAGAGCAGAAGCTACAGTTTATGAATGTAGATGCGGACATCCGTGAAACAGAAGCATTACATAAAGAACATGCACAGATAACTAAGAAGGGTAGCACATGGGTTATCAACTTATCTTCGTCTGTACGCCCTGTAATGACGTACCTGTTGTTCATAGAGTTTATGATTTTAACAGTGATGGTTGCCAATGATGCAATCGACACTGCTACCTACTCATTAATTTGGTCGAATGAAATTCAAGCTGTATGGGCGGCTGTGGTTTCTTTCTGGTTTGGACAGAGAAGTTTTAATCGCAAATGAAAGTAAACGAGGCAGGACTTAATATAATCAAGCACTACGAGGGTTACTCTTCGTCTGTGTATTGCTGTCCTGCCGGGCGTTTCACTATCGGTTGGGGTTCAACTTGGGATGACAAGGGTAAGGCAATCAAAAAAACCCAATCAGATATCTCTGAGAGTTACGCAGAGAAGCTACTTCTTAGGGAGATTAGGCACACAGACCATGCGATAGCCAAGCTTGTTACCGCAGAACTTACTGAAAACATGTACGCTTCACTGACTTCTTTTATATATAACGTAGGCTCTGGTAATTTTCAGCGTAGTACATTGCGCATGAAACTAAATCGTGGATGGTATGAGGATGCCGCAGACGAACTACCTAAGTGGCGTAAGGCAGGTGGTCGGGTGTTGAAGGGTTTGGTTAGACGTAGGAAAAGTGAGAGAGATTTGTTCTTACTCTAACTATTTATTTATATCTCGGTCATTCAATCTGTTAACAAAATCCCAAAGAGACGACACATTCTTTTGTACTTGCTGTAGTTCACATCCTTGCCTAACGGTTTCCACATATGTATCTCGCCTCTGCAACTCTTTTGTCATGTGGGTTAGGTCTTTTCTTAGGGACTTTACTTCGCTGTCCAAGCGGACAGACACTACAACCATACCTAAAGCAAAGATTATTTGATGCCAGTAAGCTTGTAGAAAATCCATTGGTTATCAACTCCTAAGTAAGCCTTCCCTTCTGTAGCTTCTTACAATTAAAGCTAATAGGTCGAAGGTCTGGTCCACCCATTTCAAAAATACTACGACCCATTTCATAGGCACGAGTATGACATTGTTTCTCGGTAACATACGGACCTCTAGTGTCCTCAAATTTAATACAGTAATCTGGAGAGCTAATTGAACAAGCGAGTACAACCAGAACAAACATTTAAAACACCTTGAAGGCTATAACTATAGCCACCACAGCCCCGATGCTTGATAGCAAAACTATTCCAATCATCTTTAAGGTTTCCATGTTTTCTTCTCTAGCCAATCGTCTTTCCTTTCTTAGCTGTGCCTGATGTTCTTTTTGTTCTTGTAGTCTTCTGGCTCTTTCATTAATTATTCCTGTCCAAGTTCCGAACCCGAACCTCATATCAACCATAGTTCTTAATTCGTCCATAGCCTCCTGTGCTAGTTTAGCGTTTATGGTTTCTTCAGCTATATTTTTTACACTGAATACATCATTAGACGCAGACGACTTATTCCTATTGACTTGTTTCTGCCCTTCAAACAACTCGTCTATGTAACTTCCTAGAGAACTTACGTCTCTAGCATTACTACACAGTTCCTTGATTGACTTCGCTGCGCTGTTGACTAGGGCTATTCCCGTTAATATTTCCCCGACAACCATGCCATATCCTTATCTCTTCTTAGTGTTAGCAGGTGGCATTCCGACCCAGTTAGTAGTTGATATCCAACTCGTAGACGAACCACCTCCGCCTCTTGTCTTTGCTTCTCCTGCCACATAATCAACTATGCTTTCTCTAACATCTTTAATTCCACCAAGAACAGGTGTTCTTCCTATCACTCGTCTTACTGCCTGTCGTCCTTCGCCACCTTCAAGTCCTTCTAATGCACCCGCACTAACGTCTATAGCGTCAGACAGGATACCCACAGACGGACCTCCAAGAGTTGAGAACATACGAACCTTGCCGTAAGCCCCTTGGTCTACTTGCTCTGTAGCGTTGAAGAAGAACTCTGCTATTAAGCCAAGTCCACCCATAGCCATAAGACCTTCGACCCACCAACCAAGGAATTCATTAGGTGTTGCACCCATTAACAATTCGTTAGGCGTGTTCATAGACTTACTGTCTTCTAGGTTTACACCCGCCATCTCAAATATTTTACCTACTGGTGTCTTGTCTAAAGTTCTATCTCTCAGGGTTCTTGTTTCGTCTTCGCCTCTGGCTAGGATTAAATCTTTACCTGCATTTGCACCCATACCAAATCCCGAACCTGCCGTAAGCATAAGCATTAGTGGGGCAATGTTACCCTTTTTAGCTTCTAAGGTTACGTCTTTAGCCATTCTTCCCATCATTATTGGGAAGGATTTAAGTTGGAATATCGTACTGCCCCAAGGTGTCTGCGCCCACATAGGCACATCGTTAGGGTCAGGCGTAAAGATAGCCTCGTTAGTAAACCTCATTATGGCATAACGAACATTGTCGTCTTGAGTATGCTTTCGTATATCATCTAGACGAGGTCCGCTTGGCTGACCGTAATCAAGCATACCGTATCGTTCTAAGAACCTTTTGCTTTTGTCAAACCTAATGCCAGAAGTAATACCTTTAGCATATAGTCGTCTCAGAGCATCTGCTTCTGCTTTGATAGCGTTGAAGCCAACCAGTGCGGCGACCTCTCTCTGCATGTTAGTCCAAGGTGTTAGACCTGTAGCATTAAAGAATGCGTGTGTGAATTTTTGTGAACCATCTCCCGCCATGTGGGTCATGTTGTCATGTATCAAGTTCTCAATACCAACACCAATATCTCTAGCGGCTTGCTTGTATGACGGGTCTTGTAGCCATCTCTGTGACCAACCTTTCATCCAAGAACCTACACGACCACTTCTAACTAGCGGTAACACTATGTCTGGGAATGAAGTAAGGGTTGTGTAACTCAATAGAGTGACAGAGTTAAATGTTCTTAGCTTTCTACTATATGAATAGGCTCTGTCTGAACCCAATGGCTTCCTGTTAAGCACATTCATATACTCAGTCATCCAGTTTATATTGTCTCCTGTAGTTGGGACATCGAAATCAGCTAGACCATTTACAATAGCTTTAGCTCTTAACTTGAACTGGTTGTATTGTTGCTTGTCTAATCGTGTCACATCTATAGACCCTAACAATAAGTTAAGTGCTCTTTGTTTGTTAGCATTTTTAGATGCACTGGTACTACCCATAACATTTACTATAGAGCCTACAATTTTTTCAGCTTCGTCTGGGCTGTCAATAATTCTAGGAACTATTTCGCTGTGAATGTCTCCTGCCGCACCCATGTCTTGCATAGTTCTGGTAGTCGTCTTTGCACCAGTTAACATATTCACTGCACCACGAGTACCGTTAGCCGCCACTTCCATGTAAGCTTCCGCCGCTTGGTTTCTTACACCAAACTCTCGTGCTAACCCTATAGTTCTAGAGCTTCTGTCAAAGTATCGTGCCAGTATTCCTTCTAAATCACGAACCATATACTCAGACATTTCTGGTATTTCGTCTGGAGTAAGCGTGATAAATCTCTGCATGAAAGGATTGCCTGATTGTGACATTCTCCTAGACAAGACATCATCAACATCAATTCGTCCGTCTGTATCAAGCATTCTCTTAATAATCTCTTGAGATATCTCCGCAGCTTCTCTTTGGTTTACATCAAATCCATTCTGTCTTTGCTCTTTCATAAAGTGCTTGGTTAACAACTCGTTAAATTTGCCGGGGTTGTCTTTGATAAAACCTATATCCCACACCTGTGGCACATAAAATTTCTGACCTAACTTTTTCTTCAAGTCGCCAATAGGTATTCCGTGCTCTTGCATGGAAGCAAGTTCGGCTTTGAACCCTTCGTTGATTTGCATTGCCACCTGACGCTCTTGTGCGCTTAATCTAGACAAGTCTTGTTGACGAAGAGCAGTTATAATTCTCTCGTGACTTGCAGGTTGTGTAGAAGTACCTAGCTTTTTATTCGCAAAGTAAACTAACCCTTGGCTTTTCTTCAACCACCGCTTACCTGCCCCTTGTGCATCGGGCAACATACGCAGTGCGTTCATTAATGGTCCTACTTTCTTAGACATGTCAGCATTTATCTTTTGGAAGATACCTGCTCCGCCTTCTGGCTTAACAATGTTAGCAAACCACTTAGCACCTATTCGTCTTAGATGTACTGAGTTTTCTCTAATCCAGTTGCCACCCTTACCTTGTCCACTGTGACGTTGGATTGCCTCGAAGTCATCAACAGTTGGCTCTTCTTTTCTAAGAGAACGTCTGATAAATCCCTGAAGTGCATCAGGTACACCAAGACGTTGTGCCTCAACACCGACACCCACCATGTCACCGGGGTCTATGTTTCTGCCAAAGTCGATTTGCTCTTCCATGATTTTGCCAGACAGAGTTCCATGTTGCATAGTTCCAATCTTGTCTGCGTACATATTTGGCATGTCGCTATCAAAACCGTCTGCGTCTACATGCTTAACCTGTGTGCTGTCAAAGACAAGCATAGCATCCTGTGGAGTATTAGTTATTGGGTCAAGCTCTGTAACTCTAAAGCTATCGTAACCCATGTCTCGCATGAACGAGGTCAAAGCCATCTTAGCTTCTTCGTCTGAAGTTCCTGAACGCTTCAGGTTCTCAATGATAATTTCATACAGGTCGTCTCCTGCAAATTCCCCATTGCTCCTTAGTTCTTCAATAACACTAACGCCAACCTTTTGTGGGAAGAAATTCTTGTCTCCCATCTCAGCGATAAGCCAACTAATGTTGTTGTCCGAACCACCTATTGAGTAGAAGGTATTGGCATCGAAGTTAAAAGTGTCCTCTGCTCTTACTAATAGAGGTAATACTTTTGGTTGTTTCTTAACTCCAGAAGTACCTTCGAACAATGTCCAAAGTTTTTTCTCCTGTTGATAAAGAACTTCCAATCTCTTTTGCATCTTTAGTAGTTCAAAGGCAGGGTCTCCCGCAACTCCTTGCTCATTACCTTTGTTAATTTCTTCTGCTCGTCTGCGAGTTACATTACGATAGCTAGTTCCATCCATCTCTGTAAGAACATTAGCAATCTCTTCTCTATTTCTAGCAATACCATCAGCGTATTCATACGATAGGTTTTTCCTAGCTACAGACAAAGCTTCTCCATCAATCATTGCTCGTAACGAAGCACGATGTCCTGCGTAACTATAGTCTTCAGCTAAAGCATTTACCTTTGTAAGATATATACCTTCTCCGAAAAGAGCTTCTGTGCTTGATGGTTCTACTTGAACATCAGCATTAGCGGCTCTTTCAAAAGCCCCTCCGTTTGGTGTCCCATGATAGTAGACGAACTCCATAAGGTTTTCGTGTTCTCTAGCACCCACAAATTCTCTAGCGGCTATGTCTCGTTCTGGAGAATAGTTGTCTATAGTTTCTCTTGCATACTTTGGTGCCGCATCATTTGTCATAGAGTACATGCCAGTATTACGCACTGCGTTCCTGACGGGTGTCTTCAATGCAGACTTATTAGCCATCATGTCGCCACCGAAAGTTAGGTAACGATACTGTTGTCTAAGTTTTTTGTTGCCCATAATGCCGTTGACAACGTACATGACCTGTTCAATTAAGCCATCTACCATTGTCTCTAGTCTGTTCTTTAATCTTACGTTTCCAAACATATCCTTCTTGGCAATCCTGTTACCAAGATAGTTTGCAAATCCATCTACGAACCACTCTTCCGCAAGTCTTTCGTTTACACCCTCAACAGAAAGCTGTTCGTTCCTGTAGTTGGAGAACCTGTCAGCAATTTGTGAAGCTCGCTTGTCTCCTGCACGAAGAGATGCTTCATACATTTGATTGATTACCTGTCGTCTGTTGTCGTCAAACGAACCACGAACAAGCATGTGACCTATCTCGTGTACTGCTGTGTATTCTTGACCTTTAGTATTAGGTCGTATCCCAATAAAATCTGTTCCGCTCTTACCTTTCTTTAAAGACATACCTAATTTACGAGCAGTCTTTCTTAGCTGATTGAATTGCACACCATCTGTTGCGTGTTGGAATACACCGTAAGCACCATCTGGAGCTTTCTCTCCAAATAGTTTCGACACATCTTCTACGCTTAAAAAGTTTGCATTACTGGTAGCATCCTGTTGAGTTTTACCCATCAGGTTCATCATTCTATAAGTTAGAAGTCTGGCATTAGCCTCAACCTTTTTGTCTCTGTGTGTAATCTTTCTTAATAATTCTTTAACATCTGACTTAGCACCATTAGGGATACCGTTGTCTTCTCCAGAACCTTTGGTTTGCTTTATCTCTATGTCCAGAGCACGATTTACCATGCTTGTCTTAGGCAATACATCTGGGGTCTCTTGGAACAAACGCTTCAGACCAAGTGTAGCCAGAGCCATGTCTCTGTCATTACCCTTTATCTTTGCGTCCATTATAGCTTTGTGGAAATCAGCAGGTGTCTCAGCTAATTGTTTGCCTTCTCCTACAGTAACCCTAGCTATATCTCTTTCACTGAATTGAACACCCTCAACATTAACCTCTGGCGCTGTGTTTACTTTATTAAGAAGTCCTTGGTTAAGGTCTCTTGTTCTGGATGATTGAGACGTAGTTTGACTTAGCTCCTGAATAATTTCAGGAATAGACATCTCATTCACAGACGTAAACTGTCTGCCAGTTGGGTTGTTAAGAGCGGCTGTAGTTTTACCTTTAAGAACTTCGTCCATAAAGTTGTCTGCTTTTTTAGTAAGGTCAGCAACAATACTCTCGGCATTCTCGGACAGTTGCTTTTGCTTTTTAACAGCTTGCTTCTTAAACCTTTCGCTTACAGGGTTTTTAGTTCCTACAATTTTACCTTCTGGGCTAACTCTTAATCCTTCTCCCGCATTTGTCTTAGGGAAGTTTCTGCCTACTTGTCTACGAAGCTCTACTTGTACTTCGTTGATTAAGTTTAGAGAGCGATTAGCTAGTGTGATTATTAACTCACTGGCTTCTTCGTCCGTTCTGCTTAATGCCATGTCAGCTATAGGGTCGTTGTAACCCAAAGCATCTACATCTGGTATCCCGTCTAGGTCTCCATCTGCCGCACTTTTAGCAATAGCCGCTATCTCTGCCTGACGCATTGCTTCGTCTGGGGATGTGGTACGGTCAACAATAGTCTCCATCATTTCTGGAGTTAGTGCTGATGCTCGTGTCTCATCTGGATACATCTTATTGAATTGTTGTATCTCTCTCATGTGACGTAGAATTTTATTACGCAGGTGGAAACTGTTCATGTATTTATAAACAGGCAATCCTTCCGCAGTCTCTCCAAGTTTAGAGCCACTGTCTAACAGACGAACCCTAGCCTTCTTTACGCCCTTGGAATTTCTGTAGGTTTTAGAACCATCAGTGCCTTTGTAAGCAATAGCTTCTTGTACGAAACTATCTCCAGAACCATAGCTTGAACCGTCTAGGGCAGACCTTATTCGTGAAGGGTCTCCGCTTTCGATAGCCTCTTCTATGTTGTTTCGGATAGTCTCCCAATGACCAAGCTTATCCATTGCGTACTTACTACGAGTACCCTTTGCATTTGCAAACTTGTCTATGCCAGACTTGAACTTGTTCTTAGTAAAGTCTCTGTCTGGTAGAATTCTTTCAAACAATGGAACTAGCTTTGGGTCAACAAAGTTCTTCTCTGGTAAGAAAAACCTTTCCATTACACTCATAACTTTCTGTGCAACCCTTGTCCAAAGAGACATAAGCTCTTGTGGAGTTCCCGCTTTACCACGAGATATAGCAAACTGTGAGAACTGTTGAGCAAAGAATTCAGCAGGACTATGTAGTTCATTGTTAGCTGTGCCCGGCAATCTTTCTTTTAGCTTGCCTAGCTCTACACCATCATCTGTGATGTAGTCTCCCATTCTTTCCCAGAACCTACTCTTCTCCTGTGGAGTTAGTATGTTTGCATAAGCCCAGTGTCCAACTTCGTGAATAACTTTTTGGAAGTCTGGGGTATTCATGCTTCCGTCTGCGGCTGACCCTACGCCTATCGTATTGGCAACATTGCTGTCTGCCGAACCGGGGAGGAACGTATAGCCTGTAGGGTCATCTCTGAACCGAGGCATACTACTATCTGCACCCGATATATTCCTTAACACAGACATAACTGCGTTCAATTCGCCAACTGGTCGCTCACGCATTATCAATGAAATCTGTTGCATTGAAGCATGACGACTTGCGTTGTTATACTTTACTCCATGTGGTGCATGGTAATGGATGATGTCGTTCAACACCTCCATATATTTAATGTACCCCATGTAATCATTTTTGGTTTTAAAGTGTGGGGAATTCCAAGCCATGTTCTCGAAGTTCTGTAGTTCTTCAACCACCTCTCCAACATACTTGAACACACCCCTAAGAGGTTTAGAACCAAACATCTCTGGTATTTGAGATTGGTCTATCTCCATAGACTTTATTCTATCAAAGCTTATAGGCTGTGTTAGAGGGTCTTCAATATCTGGGTCATCAATTAATCTGTTTTGTTTGCCTGTTGATGTAGGCTTAACACTGTTAGGAGCAGGGCTGAATTCAGCACCATCTATAGCAACAAAAGAAGCATCTCTTGCCTTACCTTTTAGCGATGGGTCTGTGTGACCGACTGTAAAGCTTTCGTTTACTTGCTTGCCAAGGACGGATGAGATGGAGTTATTGTCTGCGTATTGTTTCAGAGAAGCGTGACGAACACGACCTTCAAATTGACCTGACTTTAGACCTATAGACAAAGACCTTCCTTGTGGAATGTCATCTGCAAACTCTTGCATTGTTCTCTGTACGGATGGGTTGAGTATCTCTTCCCCTTCGTCAACTACATCTAATGGCGTATCATCTGGTTCTTCCACATGATTTCTATAGGTGTTTGTTTCCTTGTGATTAGGGTTATGAAAAGACTTCCCACTACCTTCTGGTGCTAGGTCAGATGCCTTTAATGCTCCGTCTTCTAGAGCCAGTTTTATTCTCTTGTCGAATACCTTTAAGAACTCTCTCTTGATTTCGTATTCATTATCAAGGACTACAATCTGGTCTATGTCGTCTGTGTGTATTTCAAAGTCATCTCCTTCTTTGACCACACGACCAACAACCTTGCCCATGAATTTAATTTTTCGTGTGCCTTCTGGCTTGCCCACCATAGTAAAGTGGTTGTTTAAATCTACCTCAACACCCTTATGCTCTATAACCATAGGCTTTGCTTTGCCCTTTGGTTTAGTGGTAGGTGCTTCTTTGCTCATCGTAGCCATACGATTTTCGATATCGGTTATCTCTCTAATAAGAAGAGATGTATCCTTATGGCTTTCGAACCTAGCTGTGGCATCTTTAATCAAATCATTTTTAAGACCATCCAAAGCCTCTGAATGTGTCTGCTTGTCTGCGACTGCACGACCAACGGCTTTATCTTCAGGAGTTACTTTCGTATCAAAAGTAGTCTCTAAATCTTTCATAGCTGTTTGCTTGTCTGGAACAATACCTTCGTCTGCTCCACGCTCAAGATTAGCTATGCCTTTCTTAACCCACTTTCTGTTTGACCACGCTTGGGGGTCAAGCTCTCTCAATTCTTTCTTTAGCTTCTTAGCTGTACGTCTGTGACTTTGTGCCATGCTCTTAGAGAAGGCAGTACCTTTTGCTTCTTCTAACCTAGCGTCATCTGATGCTCGTTTAATCTCGTTTACTAACTTAGCCGCCTTGTATTCTGGGGAAGCTTTGTTTGCTATAGCATCGCCCTTAACCTCTACTTCTGTAGATTTGATTAGTCTCTGCACAGCATTGTTGATGTCCATAATCAAAGCTTGTGGACTATCCACTGCCTCTGATGGCATGGGTGCATCTTGTCTAGTCAAGAAGAAACGGTTGCTTACTGGGTCAACAAATACTTGGTCGCCACCTTCGTAGTCTTGAGTTCCTCCAGTTTTTTCTCTCAAGTCACCGGGGCTAACCTCTACCTTTTGATAGACGACACCATCAATTTTTTCATAGTCTCTCTTGTTGGAGTATATGTCTTTAGCTTTTTTATCTATTTCGCCCTTACTTCTTGGACCTATAATATCTGTTCTATCAATGGTCTTCTTAGATGGGATACGACTAAGCATGTCGCCCCTTGAATTAAGAGCAAGCTTGTAAGCAAAGAAACGCTTACGACCTTCTTTTATTCCTAAGTATTGTTTTGGAAACCTTTGTTCCACACTTAGAGGAGAGCCAAGGATTATCTGTTGTAGTGTGACTTGACTGTCTATTTCTCTGATGTTTGGAATAAGACCTTCGCTAGATAAAGCCTGTCTTATTTCAGATATGTCTGCATCTTCGTCTGCTTTCTTTAGCTTTCGAATGTCTCTAAGAATACGCCTCAGTTCTAATACTGCCTCTGCATTCTCTCCAGTTGTCTCTGTTACTTTCTTACCTGTTACAGGGTCAGTTACTTTTGTCTGTTTGAATTTTACAGGGTCAGACACCATGACTTTATGAGACGCACCCAATAAAGATGCTTCGTCCATAGCTGTGTAAGCCGCCATTTCTCCTGTTAGCTTCTCTCCGTTACGCTTTAGCGTATCGACTAATCGACCTGTGAACCCATGCTTGTTGGAAGACTTCGGTCCTGTTAGAGAACCTTGTGTGCCTCCAAGCTTGTTCATGCTGTAGGTTATGCCATTGATTACCTGTGTGCCTTGTACAACCTTGCTACCCTCATGTGGTGCAATAGTTACATCGCCATCTGAGTGTGCTCTGAAGACCTTATCTCCGTCCGCTCTCCTTGCTCTAATCTTTTGAATAGTTTGATTGGCAAACATCTGTATGAAGGCATCGTTATAGCCTAGCTCTTTCTTCTCTTCTTTAAGCTTTGCTATAGTCTTGTTTAATGCTTCACGCTCTAGTGGAGAGAAGTCTGCAATACTGTCAGCTTCTACTTTCTTAGAGCCAGACCTTTGTACTGTCTCAATACCTCTCATCTTATTGTTAAGTATGTCTAGAGTTCTAGAGCCGAAGTTCTCTTCAACTTGATTAAGAACCTCAGACAAAGAGAAGTCATCGCCCAATCCATCTACTAATTCTGTGAATAAATTGACCGCATTTTGGTCTAGGTACTTGTTGTATTCACGAAGAGACGCTTCCATAGCAAGAGAAGCCGCTTCGTCTGTGGGGAATTCATCCGCAGCCTTAGATATATTAACTCTAAGTAGTGCCTCAATTAAGTCATAGCTAAACACTCTATGTCCAAATGGCATTAGTGCTGTTGCTTCTCCACCATCAAACACTTGGTTGAACGCTTCTCCAACCCTAGCCTTTGCTTGGTACTCGTCTACTTTCTTTCTCAAGAACTTAACACGAGCAGAGTTCTTCTGTGCTGTGCCTTTCAATCCTTTTGTAACTTGTCTTAGCTCAACTCTAATAGATGCTTCTGTAAGAGACGGGTCTATCGCTTGTAGGAAATTGACTGTATTAGCTTCCGAACCTGCATTGGCAATAATACCATCATCAATATCAGGAAGTGCATCATCTGTATTAACCTCATTTGCTGTGGCTGTTTCTTCTGCGATTGTGTCAGCTTCTTTTGAAGTCTCTTCTACCCGATTAGCCTTTGAAACCTTCTGGTCAAATTCATCTTGAGCCGCATCCGCATCAGTTTTAGCCTGTTTCTTGTCTGCCAACATAGTTTTTCTGTCGGCTTGGAGTGTGGATAATTCTGTTAGTTCTTCTTGAGTGGCTGTGCCTCTCTTGTTTTTCTTACGAATACTGTTGATACGCTTCTCGTTGACTTTAAGGTTGTCAGTAATCTCGCCTTCTAATCTACGATTGTCTGTAATCCTGCCGTTTAACTCTACATCTGCTTCAGGTGCAATCCTTGGTCCTTCAGGAACAGCGGTTACGCCCTGACCATCAGCAAGTTCTACAAACTCTTTTCGACTTTCGTCTGTAAGCGCTTCTCGTTTTTCAGGACCATCCAAGGCTTCCGTCTGGTCGCCTTCTAGTTGGGTACGGTTTCCTTCAGCCGCTCGTTGAGCAGAAGGTCCGTCTGTAGATGTTCCCCCTTCTCCACTATAAAAATCTGGTCCAGTTTCAGTACCATCTGGAGTGTTGCCTGTTGGGTTTCCATCTGCGTCAAACTCATTAGCCGCACGATTGAACACAGACACAGCAGTGTTAATCTCTGCGGGGTCGCCACCTTTTAATGCTTCTAGGTATCGTCTGTAACCTGCTTCTGTAAGGTCAGCCTGTCGTCTTAGGTTAGTTATTTTAGTTTGATTTCCTAAAGGGTTTTCTGGGTCAACCTTTTGCCCCATACCTGCTTCGAGTTCATCAGCCTGTCGTCTTAAACCTACGATTAAGTCTGGTGCATTACGCATTGCAGACAGAGTTGTTAATGCCTCTTGCTTCTGCAAGATGTCTGTAGCTATATCTTGTGTTATCTTTCCTTCAGTTACTCCATTAGCGAGTATCTGCTCTAAGGTTGGAACACTTGTCTCAACAGTTTGCCCATCAACAGTTGTAGTTCGCCCACCTACAGAGGTGTTGCTAAGTACATCTGGGTCAATGTTTGCTTGGTCTATAGAGTTTTCTAGGTCTGCTTTTAATTCTTTTTCTCGGTTTGAAAATAATACATCCCTTTCTTCTACGGGTGTGTCCAAATCAGCTAGTCGGCTTAACTCTTCTTGTTCTGCCTGTCGATTAAGAGCTAGTCCTTCTGCTTGACCATCACGCCAAGCCGCTGTCATCTTACCTATTTTACCTTTTTTAAGGTTAGTCCACTTAGGTAATGGCGTTACAGCACCGGCTACACCAAATGCACCACCAAGAAGAGCACCTGCTCCCGCACCTAAAGCTATGTCTCCCGCAAACTTAGAGCCTGAGTATCCACCTTCTTGTAAGCCAATATTGATATCTCTTGTCTGTGTGCCTCCAGACGCAATGCCTTCAATGATACCACCTGCTAGTCCTTCAGATACAGCACCTCTCTTTGCACCACCCCATGCTCCCGCAACCAATGCGTTCCTACCCGCTTGTGCGGCTGTTCGAGCGGCGACCTTTGCACCTGCACCACCGAAGCCGAAGCCAAGTAAGTTAACAGGGTCAAGTAATAGGTTTCCTGCATTCTGGAAAAAGCCAGATGCACCAGTACCACCATCTTCATAGAAGTTTGGTAGTGCTTCATAAACTGTTTGTAGTCTTGCTAGACGAGCGTTCTGTGTATTGTCATTTGACATACTCTCAGAAGCTTCTCCGAGGATACCTATAGTATTTAGGTTACTCCAAGAGCGGTCTGCGTAAAATTCTTCTATGGCATCTTCTGGATTACTAAAGGTTCGACCTTCTTTTTCGTAGTAGTAATCATATATGTCTTGGACAAATCGTGTGTCTGCCAACATTGCAGTGGCATCAGACTTAGAAAGCCCTGCCGCATATCCTAATACACCTGCATCTTTATTAGAGCCAGACGCAACCGAACCAGTGTTTTGTTCTATGTCGTCAAAGACCGTGTAACCGGGCTCTGCTCTCGTTTCTTCTCCGTTAGGAGTTACAACACCGTAACCACCAACTTCTCCAAATCCTTTATCTGCCATCTGATACTCCAGTTTTCATATAGCTTGTTAATTTTAATGTATCACTAAGGTTCTAAGCCATCGTCCCCTACTGAGTTTGCTGATTAATAAGGCTTAGTCCCCAAGCCAATACTGAATTTGCGAAGACATCTTCTCCCGGAAAGATAGTTCCCAATGGGGCATCGTAAGGTTTATTATCATACTTATTAAATACGTCTACGTTAGCCGCCATCCTGTAATTTCGTATCATCTTAGAAATATTATGGTCTTTGTCTGACCTAATAGAACCATTTTTATCGTATTCATATCCAAGCAACAAAGCGTTTCTTATGTATTTCTTAGCTCTCTGGTTGTTAAAGTTTGGATTGTCCAACTTTCTTTGTGCCAGTTTAGTAGCAAAGGCTTTGAACTCTGCATTGTTTATTAAAGCAGAACTCAACTGACCCTTGATACCTTGTTGGTTCGTCTGTTGATTAACTAGAACCGCAGGTAACGTAAGCTTATATTTATTGTCTGCATTCAATGTAGCAAATCCCGCAGCCCTAAACATTTCAGCACCTTCATCAAACCTAATAAAACCACTCTTGCCCAAAGACATTGAACGCTTGTAGATAGCACTGTTAGCCATATTGCTGTTAGCTACTGTCATGCCTGAACTTATGTTTGTGTCAAACAATATTGCACGAAGCGGTGCAACAACTGCTTCGTTCTCTTCTCTCCACGCATTTTCAGTCATGCCAACTCCCGGTAATATTAAACCGTTGCCAGTGTTGGTCTCTTCGCCTTGTGGTTTCGTTGCCCTTATCTGGTCTACATCAGCATCATATTCTTCTTTCAAATCTTTTAATAGTTTCTGACCGATTGCTTTTGCACCGTTAGCCCCTTTCCAAGAAGTGCCTTCTTGCGCATGCCACATTACATCGTTTCTAGATACCATGAATGTTTTTTCTATTCTTTCTTTTATAGCTTCGTAGGTTACTTTCAAACCTTCAAGCTTGTTGTCCATGTAGTTGGTGTCTAGCCAGAAGCCGAGACCTTCGTTATATGTGCTTTTACTTAACTTCTCCATGTCCTCTACAATTTGAGACGAGGTATCGGACAGTTTATCTATAGCCGCATCCGCACTAAGGTCGAGCTTACTTCCGTTCTTAACATAGAAAGCAGGAGAGTATTTTGATGCAATCTTACTTTCTGCTGTAGCCCAAGTTGTAACACCCTTGCCTCTAAACTTTTGGTAAATCATACCAACCGTGGCATTGATGTCGAAATTTTCTCCGCTATTTTCCAGTACGGTTTCTATTTCAGTAAGTATCTCTGCACGAATAGTTGAGTTAGGCGGAACGAAATAGGCAGTAAAGAACTGTGTTGCCGCAAGTGCCGCAGGACTATTTTCATACCAAGTCCTTGCTCCATTAGTTTGGTCTTTTTGTGCTTCTACTCTTACCGCAATCATGGACTGTGTCTGTGACTGTGCGTTTGCCCTAACTGTAGCTATTACTTCTTTTGCTTTTGCTTCCGCTTTAGCTCGAACTGCCCCTTGAGTAGCGACTATGTTCTGCTTCTTCATAGTTGTCAGCCAACCAACACCTAATATTGCTCCAACTTTCTTCTCGAATTCTGCTTGAGGTAACATGTCGTAGCCTGTTATTTCTCCCGCAGCGTTTTTCACAGGGGTGGCAAAATAGTTATTGCCAAGACCTGCTGATGCCGCAACACGGTTGACTACATTCATAAAGTTTTCGTTAGTAAAGCTGTCTGTGTTCGTAATAGTGTTGTCTATGAAAGCCTTAATGTCAGGGTTGTTGTAGAAGTCAGTACGGAATTTATCTTGGTTTGCATCTAGTTGTACATTTAGAGCTTTGTCTCTTTGTACCTTTAGTAAAGGAAGCAACCTGTTTACCTCATCATCCGTAAGGTCTCGTTTAAGGTTTGTTAGACCCATTGTTTTTATGAAAGCTTTAAGGTCATCATCGGTGTATTGGTCTAAGTTCTCTAGCTTAGAGCTTAGTATTTTTGTAGATATTTCTTTAATAGCCTGTTCTTCGGCAACCAAACCCTGTCCCTGAAAAATTTCCTTTAGACCGTCTCTCTTCCACTTAGGCATTCCGTCATAGAATTTATCTATGTCGTCTGCCGTGTTAATTCTTTTCCATAGGTTTCCCGCTACTTCATCTTCTAAGTCTGCATCACGAAGCGTTGAACGATGTTCGTTCCAAGCTTGGGAGTTAATCCCTGTTGACTGCAACAAAGAAGCCGCACCATCAGGACCAAGTCTTTCCTCAAGCATTTTAGTGTAGTCGCCAAAGGAGGATTGCTCAGTATTGACCATACTGAAAGCACTCTCTTTTTGCTTTGAAGTTTGAGCCAAAGTTTCTGTCATTTCAGCAACTTTAATCTGGGCGACCTTGCTGTTGTGACGGGCTGATATTGCTTCGTCTGTCTTGGTATAGCCCAAGTCAGCACTGTCAAAAGGATTTCCCCCAGTTAGGGTTCGTCTTTCTTCAGCCAACATCTTTGGGGATACTGTACGACCTTCTTTCAAAGCTTGGTCTTTAAACTTTTGATACTGCTCTCTGTTATTTAATCGTTTTTGATTGAGCTTCTCTTTCTCGTTCTCAAACTGAGTAGAGAAAGTAGTGTCGCCCATACTAAATAATTGACCTGCCATTTTTTAAATCCCCACTTTTCCATCAGGGTAGTATATCTCGCCATACATACCTGTTCTTGGTTGGTTCGATACTGTTGAATTACCTGCACTTCCCGTAACAGTTCCCTTAACAGGTGGAGTGTAAATCCCTAAAGATTGTCCTAAAGATTGTCCCGCAGACAATTCGTTACCATCAGTTTTTGTGGTAAGCATCTTCTGCATACTTGCTAAAGCCTTTGCTATATCGCCATCAGCACCTTGAGCACCTGCCGAAGCGGCTTTGTACAAGTCGCCATATGGGTTGGTTGGCATTGATACGTTAGGTTCGTAAAGTTTGAATGTCCTATCAAATTCATTCTGTATAGGTGTTCCATAGAAGTCGTTAAAGTTTCCACGAGCGGTTGTGTCTAATGCCATTCTGCTCTTAGCTGAAGCTATAGTATCTGCTTCTGCATCAAACATGGCTTTGTTTAGCTGTGGTGCGTACTTGTCTACAATGCCTCTATTAATGTCTTGTCTAGCTACGCCACTATCTCCACCGCCTAGCCTTGATATAAGGTTAGCCTCTGTCTTGCTCTGGTCTAGAGTTGCTAGTTTTAATACATTGTCTGTGTAAAGTTGGCTTCGAGCCATAGTATCATTTACTAGGTCAGTTTGAGTTGGTGTATATGGAAGACCTAAGTATTGTGATACTTGGTCGTTAGCGGCTTTCAGGTCAGCGGATTGCTGAAGTAATTTGTTTCTTAATGAGATGCGGTCTGCATTTTTTTGATATGCTAAATTAGTTTGAGCATTAGCATTTTCAAGCATGGCGTTCTGGAATTGAACTCCGCTTGCTCTGTTCATATCTTTGGCGTTCTGACCTGCCACTAAGTCCATACCCGCACCGGCAATACCTGCCCACGGACCTGCACCCATTTCCATGCCAACACTTCCTAAAAAACTGCCCCAACCCATAATCTAATCTCCTTCTATACTGGGAATATATTACTGCCCCAACCTGTACGTCTATTCCTCAGTGAAGACGATACTGGTCCTCTCGCAACATACGCTGCGTTAGGGTCATTGGGCGAAAATGCCATCATCTGCTCTGACTTTTCTTTTGTTGGAACGATGTAATTAACATCTGGAACAACACTTTGCGTAGGAGTAACAACTGGCATGTTAGGGTCTTGCTGTAAATCAGAGTTGGCAATCTCCGTAGGAATACCTCCTTGTTCTGGAGTTCCTGCCGGACCTAAAGTCGTCTCTACGTTACCTTCTCCTGCTAATAAAGCACGAGCACCAAATCCCTGTAAGCCTGTTCCTACTTCTCCACCAAAACTATCTTCTCCAACATCTTGAAGAGCCACCTGTCCATCAGGAGAAACACTTCCTTCCATTGCATCTAATGGAGAACCACGACCTAAACTTCCTCGTCTGTCAGTCGGGTCTTGAACGGCTTGCTTGCCAGACGTAGGGTCTGTTCCAAGAAAACTTGTCATAACCTGTTGCGTTGGCTTTTTACCACCGGGATAGAGCATCTCTCCTGCTCCGCCCATACCTAAATATTTCTTAGCTTCTTCGGGGTTAGCGAGAATGGAAGCCCAATTAGTACCCGCAGTTAAAGGGTTAAGACCCATAGACGAACCATAAGCACTTTCTTCAACTGTTTGTTTATTTCCCATAGCATCGGTGTATTCCACCATCTGCACTGGTTGTTGTTGTGGTGCGCCGCCTCCGCCGCCTCCGCCTCCGCCTCCGCCCATAATCTATACTCCTTAGTAAAAGCCTTTGCCAAAACCTTTGGCTTGACCGTTGAAATTAATTCCCATGCCGTTATTTCCTGTACCGGCAATGGTACTGTTACTTAACGTACCACCTTTGTTACCTGAATTCGTCCCTACTCCGCCACTTATAGACGAGCCAAATGTCCCAGTATTGGACTTTTCGTCTTTACCCATGCCAAATGTGTCGGAAATATTGTCCATTTGGGTGTTAACTGTGGACCCGATGTTGTTCATTGTACCACTAACGGTATTAGAATTCTGTGGAGTGTCACTATATTTACCGCTACCTGCCGCCCCCAACATAGACATACCAATGCTCTTTCCAACACTGCTCATATTGGGTGCAATCATACCTGTAATAGTTTCTGGCATAGATTGACCTAATGGATTGTCTGGGGCTACTTGCCCTATAACTCCTCTAGCCGCATTCAATCCCATAACACCAACAGGACCGCCTAAAGCAAAAGCTCCTACATTTGCCGCAATGCCCGGTGCGGCTTTTACTGCACCACTGACTAAGCTTGATATAGCATTACCTATAGACGAAAAGAAACCGGGGTCGTCTTGGCTGTTACCTTGGTCATCTAACTTGCTTTCGTCTAAAGACTTAGTGACTGTTGGCGAGACAACCTGTGTCGGACCTTGAAATGCAGGCGCTAACGTCTCAACGGTAACAGCACCCTTTTGATAGTTGGTGTTGTCATATTCTTTTTCTGGAGCACTATCTCCGCTACTATCTCCGCCACCAAATCCCATTACAACCTCTTACTGTAGACAGTACCTACAATCTCGTAGCCAAGACGGGACATAAAAGACGTATGCCTTGGTGTGTGAGAATGTGTAATACCGTAGTTCACTTCTATTGCCCCTTGTTCTTTGCACCAAATTTCAAAATCCTTGGACAAGCGGATGCCAACCATAGGATTTTTTCCATCAGTGTAGAGAGTTTCTTGCTGACCCAAGACTTCGTAGTTAAAAAAATAGTTTTGAACATAGCCCAAAAAGAAAGCAACAGGCTTCCCATCTTTTTCATAAACTCTGAAATAGGTGTGGCTTTTCTTACTATAGTTTCTAGAATACTGACGAACTTTTTCTTCATTAAAAGGCATACTTGAGTAGACAGGACTTGTCCTGTGCATTTCTTTAGCCAATGGTAAAAGTATTTCAATATCTTCATAGGTCGCATCCCTTATCATTTTAGTAATATAAAACCCCTTGACCACTAGCGTTGTTACCAAAAGCCGACAGACTAAATCGTCTGTCATCTCTGTCCACGCTTGAGCCAAATGTTCCTACATTAACGTCTTGCTTGTTACCCTGCCTGTCAAGCAAGCTTCGTACATAGCTAACTCCTGACGGTAATCCTTTGCTAAATCCGCCACCACCAGTATCTCCATACATCATTGGTGCTCCAGAAGGACCACCTCCGTAGTAGCCCATTTGATTAACGGGTCCGAGATTGCTATTTGCATACAAAGAGTTCGCAGCTTGAGCACCTAAACCAAGATTTAAGTTGGATGCGTATGTGGGGATTGAAGAGTTAGGGTTTAGATTTCTTCCGCCTGAATTTATCATCATGCTGTCTGGGATTGCAGGAGGGTCTATATATCCACCCGCCATAGTTCCAACCATTCCACCAACATTAGACCCAATCATTGAGCCTACGTTAGCAGAGCCAATGGCAGTGCCTATACTTGAAGGAAGTGATGAAATTCCAGTTTGAAGAGCACCAGAAAGACCTGAGAACATTCCGCTACCCGATGCAGACGAAGCTAATTGACTACCTATTGTGTTGGCAGTTCCAGTAGATAAACCTGCGGCAGTTGTTGTTGAACCCATAGCCCCGAAGCTAGGCTTCGCACCTGCGGCAGTTGTACCTCCACCGATAGAGCTACCAATATATGTTCCTGCGGCACTTCCTAGAGCTTGACCCCAAGAACCACCTGCGGCTTTTGTCATTGTTCCAGATACAGCCGCACCTACAGCAGGTCCGCCAATAGCGGTTGCCCCTATAGTTATTGCTGTTCTTACGATTGGGTTCTTAGCTATTTTCTTAATAGCTTTCCAAATTGATTTAAAGAAAAACTGTTGAGGGTTTCCATCGCTACCAACTTGTCCAACAGCCATTGGGTCGTACTGACCACCCATGTCGTCTGCAAGGTCTGGCATACCTGCAATAGTTGATAATGGGTTCTGACCCTTTTCTATCATCTTAGCAAATAGAGCTTCTAAAACTGGTTGCATGTCAGGGTCTTCGTAAATCTTTTTATTGATTACGATTTCGCCCTTTTCAAGCTTTGCTGATACTGTGTCGTTTACAGCATCTTGTTGAAACTCTTGGCTCTCTGATATATCAGAAGCATCAAAGCTTCCTAATCTATCTAGCTGATTTGCAAAAGACATACTTTACTCCTAGACCGATAGTGTTGCCGCAGCTATTCCGACCTCTAAACTGTTAGCACCAGATGCGTTTGTCACTACCAACTCTAGTCGTCTGCCAGTAGCAGTACCGTCTATTTCAATAGTGGTTGGCATATTAACTGATGCTGAACTTGTAGAGACAGAGAACGAGCTACCAATGGTTGCACCGTCTAATGATAATTGAATTGTACAAGTACCTGCGGCTAATTTGTGTGTAATACCATCTAGTCTTAGTTTGTGTTTCCAAACCTTTCCTACAAAGTATGTTTTGTTGCTAACTGTTACAGAAGCATCCTCCCAAACATTGAAAAATGACAATGTCTGCGTACCAAAAATCTCTGGCAACTGTGATGTAGGTATCTTTGCTGCACTGTCTAGGGAAGCAACTCCGTTTGTAGCACCACGAAATGTTTTAGGAACAACAGACGAAAGGTCTAGTGCTCCATATTCAAGTGCCGTACCAGTTCCGTTCACACGAACATACTGCGATGCGTTTGTAGCAACGAATGTAGGTAATGAACTTTCTGGAGATGTTTCTAAGAATTGAGTACCATCATAAAATTTAAGGATGTTAGGAACTTGAGAAGTATCTAACCATAAATCTCCTGTTATATTTGAAGGAGGTGTACTGGACTGTGAAACAATATTAGCTTTGGCTGCCAAACTTGTGGATAACAGAGATACTTTAGATTGTGGTATTTCGTTGTTATCAATGTTCAGTTTCGCAAAGTTAATAAAGCCACTAGCATTTGTATATTCGTCTTCGAACATTAATCCCGCAATGGTTTTCTGTGCTTGGTTCTCTACTGTAAGAACAGTTACCTTATCTCCAGATGCCAAAGAGGTATTGAAGGTTATAGTAGCTGTTGAGTGAGAAGCAATATAGTCAGCACCACCTCCACTTTCTTGTAGAACACCGTTACGCCAGACGAGTAATGTTTCATCTGATGAGTGAACAAAAGCAGTGGTATTGGTAGAGGCTGTTATCTCTGTGTCTGAACGTCTAAAGTTTGTTACTGATTGAGCACGAACACTGTAGATACTAATTTTATCTCCTACAGCTACACCAGTAGCACTTGCTACAGTTATAGTATTAGCCGAGGTAGAAGAAGCATATTCTGATGCAGACGCAGAAGTTGCTTCCGCTAAAAGAATACCGTTCTTGTAAACAACCACATCTTCTGTGTTCTCATCAAATGTGTAAGACAAAACATTTGCAGTAGACGCTAGTGCGGCTAATCCAACTGTTGCTGTCGCTGTCGTACCTGTTGTTGGTGCGGCTATAGATAGTGTTGGGGCAGTCGTATATCCGCTACCCGCACTTGTTAATGTAATCGCTGTAACTTTTTGATAGGTTGCACTGTCTGTACTATCCACTCCAACTGTTGCTGTGGCTGTGCCGATAGTTCCGCCTGTAGCTTGTGGGCTAGAAAAGGTTACAGTCGGTGCTGAAGTGTAACCTGTTCCTGCGTTAGTGATTGTAAATGTAGCACCCGCTCCTGTGGCTATCTCAATATCTTGCCTGTTAAAGAAGAACGGACCTTCTACAGTACCTACGTTAGAACCTGATGGACCTCTCAAAGAAGCAAGAGTGACAAGTGTTACCCACCCATCGTCTGCCGCTGAGTACGTTCCAACACGGTATTCCAAACCGTTTGTACTATCGACCCTCATCTCAACTGGACCTCTAAAGACACCACTCTCGTTAAAGAGTACGCCCAGAAGTTCGCCTACAGTCTTGTCTCCAAGTTCTGCGGCATTGAGATATCGGATTACGTTTTCGAAATCTGTATGTATGTTTCCGCTAGATACATAGTTCTGCGGATGTTGTTGTCTTAGTCTAGCCATTATGCACCTGTCCTTACTGTTACAGCAAAGCCAATTATCTTCAATAACCCTTTGCCTCTTGTAGTAAAGCGAAACTGAACACCTCTATATCTGTGTTCGAATTTACGCTCGTACTGTCTTGATAGCGGAACATCGGGGAATTTGTCGTCCGCACCGTCCTCTTCTATTAAAAATTGCATAGCAGACAAGTACCTTCCTCTTTCATCAAAGGCTTCTACCTGTAATTCTCCTCGACCTGTTGCCTGTAATATAAACGAATAACTTTCTTTCACATCGTTAATAGCACCCTGCCACAATATAGGTGTGGTCACTACCATCTCTGGGCTAAAATCTGTTACGTCTTCAATTCTTGCTCTCTCCCAAACACCACCGGGAGTTCCTAAAAGAGTTACCCCTCCTAATTGAACACCATTCATGGCATTTAGAAATGTTCCTGTTGACCATTTACTTTCTCCACCCGACATAGGGTTAAGAGTTAGTGTAAGTCTAGTACACAATAGCTCAGAAATAGGAAAGAATACATGGTATTGACCTTCGTCTTGGTCAAAGAAAGCACTCATTTCTTCTGGATTAGCTACCTGTTTGACTAAAGCCCTGTATGTTAAGTCGATTTTATTCGACATAGGTATAGAAAAGATAGTGATACCGTTAGTATCTGAACGTCTAAGAGAGTGAACGCCATCCCTTGAGCAGAACATTAAGTCCGAACCTGCATTAGAAATAGTGTTATGGCTAATACAACCAACTTTAATGTTGGCTTTATCATCAATCGACCATTGTGTGTAGTCTGGGTGTAGTGTGTAGACAAGCGTCTGGTCATTAGTGAAAACAGCTAACCTGTTATTCTCGAAAGCACCCAAGCCTTTTATCTCATCGGCAGTACCAATAATATTTGATATGTCTATGTCTGCGGCTTTTAGTACAGATGTAGAAGACACATCCTCGTCTGCGGGAAATATATTAAATTCATCAACACGAGTAATATCAATCGTGGTTCTTTTGTCTGGAGCACCTGCTACAGCTAGTCGTCTCTGAATTGCTACACCAAACGCAGCTTTTGGTTGCGACCTTGGCTCTATAGGAAAGAACCGTTGCCCATCATACCTGTAGGGTATCTGGTCTCTACTAAAAAATATAACTTGGTTGTTAAACATACAGGAAGCCACAGTGTTTATTCGAGGGTACACCTCTTCTACTATGTGGTCTTCGTCTGACTTTAGAGTTAATCCTCCTCCGTCTACCTGACACCAAACAATTCTATCACGCCCATAAAAGGTCGTGTGCTTTATTCGTCTGTCTCCTGAAGTCCTTTGCTTCGCACCCGCATCACGCACAATAGAGCCTCGCCAATCGGCAAAGCCATTGGATATTTCTATCATGTGTTGTTTCTGACCAGTGTCTAGTGCGGCTTTGTCCCTTGAAGCATCAATTCCTTGAAAATCTTCGTAAGGATAAACTTTTACCTTAACGCCAGATGGTGCGTATGCTGTTGACATTGTCTACCTCGAAGTATCGTAAGCACGGTTAGCCTTCTTGTTTCCTTCTCCTCTGTCAATCGGAGACATCTCAATCTTTGCGTTACCCATTTTACGATTATATAAAATCCTGTTCATAGTTCTGAAGTACATTGGTCCGTAAGCTTCAACTTTATTACTCTGCTGTTGTACCGAATAGTTATACAGTAATCCCGAAACCATTATACTGTCTGGGATTGCTCTACTTTCAGTGGGGTGTGTATAGTAATCAATCTCTATGTTGTCCCAATATGGATGAGAACGTAAGTCTTCAATAATCATATTGGCAAACTCTACGAACATCATAATGACTTCCCCGTCTACTGCGCCGGGGTGCATGTCTCCATAACGCCTTAGTGCTTGTTGTGATAGTGTTTGGAGAGCCGAGAACGGGTCTCCAAGATGGGGGTTAGTCCCAGAATATCTATTCCTGCTGTCTACGTTTTGGTCTAGGTATTCAATAGTTTTTTTAGTGGCTTCGTCTATCTTGCGTTTGTTAATTCCATCTCTAAGGTCAACAGGACCGGGTCGGTTCTGAGAGTTGGCATCTTGATTGGTCGGTTCGCCCGTAGGCTTCGCCATATCTTCGTATTCTTTTAAAGCCTTAGTTGTGACAGAACTGTAATTAGACATGATTACTCTCCACTATCATCCGCTTTGATAATTCTTCCCATAACAAAATGATGATGTAATTCAAATTTTGGTGCAATGTTAGATTGTACACGCCAAGTAATGTACTCTTTATCACTGTCCCAAATACCCTTTATCTTTTCTCCTGATACATTGATGTCCCAAACAGAAACTTCTGGTTTCGCAGAGACATACCAAGACCAATTTGGTCCTGATTTTATTGACTTATGAGCCTCTGTTACCTTGCTCTTTGCTTGGTTAACAGAAGTTTTTGAAGAGATAGCATCTCGCT